ACTCCCTAGCACCTGGTGGGTGCTCTGCACACTCAATCAATCAATCGACCTGACGTTATTCAGGGCGTCCGAAAGGGCATGTCAATGGAAACAGCACAGAAAAGCAAGGTAAAGGCAAAGCCGCGTGGCAAGCCAATCGCTAAGGGCCAAGTCCTAAACCCTGGTGGACGCCCAAAGAAGACAGAGCAAGAGCTTGACCTGATAGCAGCTTGCAAGGCTAAGACGCCTGAAGCTTTGAATGTGATCGTCCACATCATGATGAATAGCGATAAAGACGCCGTGCGCTTGAGTGCTGCCCAGTCAATCATTGAGCGTGGTTACGGCAAGGCAATCCAGCAGCAAGACGTGAACGTCACAGGCCAATTGCTATTCACTGCCATTGAGCGCCGCATTGTCCAACATACTGGCAATTGACACCGCACCTGTATTCCTGCCGCTTCTTCAGCCAGCACGGTACAAAGGGGCGCATGGGGGTCGCGGGTCTGCAAAATCGAACTTCTTTGCAGAGCTTTGGCTGGAAGAGAACGTAACCGCTCGGTATGACTTCGTGTGCTTGCGGGAAACGCTCAAGTCGTTGGAGTTCTCGGTAAAGAAGCTGTTTGAAAGCAAGATCAGCCACTTCAACGCAGGGGCTTACTTCGACGTTCAAGACCGTCGCATCCTGACTAAGCATGGAGGCGTGACGATCTTTGAGGGCATGCAGAACCATACTGCTGAGTCGATCAAGTCGCTTGACGGATTCGACAGGGCGTTTTTCGAGGAAGCACAGAACGCCAGCGACAAGAGCCTGACGTTACTCAGGCCAACGATTCGTAAGCCTGGTTCGCAACTGTGGTTTGCATGGAATCCTGACCTAGAGACAGACCCGATTGACGTATTGCTGCGAGGCTCTGAGCCACCAAAGGGCGCAATAGTCGTTGAAGCGAACTACATGAACAACCCGTGGCTCCCTGAAGAGTTACGGGAAGAGATGGAATACGACAAGCGTCGTGATCCTGACAAATACGCCCATGTGTGGCTCGGCAAGTACCGCAGGAACAGCGAAGCCAGAGTATTCAAGAACTGGGTCATAGAAGAGTTCGAGCGCCCACCTGGCACCATCCATCGTCTAGGCGCTGATTGGGGCTTCTCAGTCGATCCTAGCGTCTTGGTGAGGTGTTCGATTGAAGGGAACAGGCTCTATGTCGATTACGAAGCTTGGCAAGTTGGCTGCGAGATTGTCAACCTGCCTGAGCTATTTATGTCGGTGCCTGAGTCGGAGAAGTGGCCCATCACAGCCGACAGTGCTAGACCTGAGACTGTTAGCCACATGCAGCGTAATGGATTCCCAAAGATACGCAGCGCAATCAAGGGTGCAAAGAGCCTTGAAGAAGGCGTCGAGTTCCTGAAGTCGTTTGACATTGTGGTGCATCCACGGTGCAAGCACACGATAGATGAACTAACGCTGTACTCGTACAAGACAGACCCGCTAACAGGGCAGGTTGTGCCGGTACTTGATGACAAAGACAACCACGTTATAGACGCCATTCGCTACGCATGCGAAGGGGCAAGACGCGCCAAACCTGCACCAGATGTAGATAGGCACAAACCAAAGAAATACGCCCATAGCCAATTCGGCAACGCCGGATGGATGACATAGATGCACAAACACTACAGCAACGAACACAGCAGCGCAGAGGTAATCACTCCAACTCTGCCTCAATCCTTGTCCGGTGTGCTGGAGTTGGTGCGCGTGTGGACGGATGTAGAGGCACGCAAGCAGGGCTTTGCCACTGAGTTGGTGCGCTCAATCTGTGATGACGCTGACATAGAGGGCATTGTGCTTATGCTCAATCCCAAGCCATTTGCTAGTGCCATTAAAGAGATGGTAGGCGGCGATAAAGTTGAGCGATGGAAGGGATTGGAAAAATGGTATGAGCGTTTTGGGTTCCGTGTGATCCAGCGCAAGCCAATTGTCTTGATGGCACGCAGCCCACAAATCTACAAGACGAAGCTGTCCCCTATTGCTGGCGCTGTGGAGGCTATCCGTGGCTGATAAAGAGCCAAGCATCGTAGATACGGCAAAGCGGCGCTATCAGAAGGCGCATGACGCCTACTCAACGCACCGCCAACAGGCGATTGCTGATACCCGCTTTGTGATGGGTGACAGTGAAAACCGTTGGCAGTGGCCGGAAGACGTGTATAACCAGCGTGCGCAGACATTGGGCAAGCCTTGCCTGACGATCAACCTGACAGCGCAGCACTGCAACCAGATCATCAACAGCATCCGGCAGAACCGTCCTAGTGGGCGTGTGTTGCCTGTTGACTCGCAAGCTGATCCAGACACCGCAGAGATTCTAGGTGGTCTGTGTCGTTCGATTCAGTCGTATTCCAACGCTGACACTGCGCACGACCTTGCTGCAGAACACGCTATTTACGGTGGCGAGGGCTACTGGCGCGTGCTGACTGAGTACGAGCATGAAAAGAGCTTCGATCAGGTCATCACAATCAAGTGTCTGACCAACCCGCAACTGGTCTATGTTGACCCTGATGCAGTTGAGCCAGACCGTAGTGATGCGAAATGGGGCTTCATATTTGAAGACATTAGCGTAGATCAGGCAAAGGAAGACCATCCAGACGTTTATCCTGTTTCATGGGTTCCTGATGGTGAGCGTGGATGGGTCAAGAAGGACACTGTACGCCGCGCAGAGTACTTCTGGTGCGAGGATAAGGCCGACACGCTTTATCTGCTTGGCGACGGTTCTACGGCCCTTAAAAGCGAGCTGCCGCAAGGTGCCAAAGTAACAGGCCAGATGCTGCTGCTGGGTGACGGTCAGGTGTACCCGATTGTCAAAGAGCGCGAGACTACGCGAAAGCAATGGTACTGGTGCAAGCTGGTTGGCGGTGAGACCGAGCCAGTTGATAAGCGTGAGTGGATGGGCAAGTATCTTCCGATCATCACGGTTGTCGGCAAGGAACTGAACGTAAACGGCGACATTGTGCGCAAGGGCATTGTGCGGGACTTGAAAGACCCTGCACGCATGGTTAACTACTCGTACAGCGCGAGTGTTGAGACCCTGGCCTTGCAGAACAAAGTGCCGTACATGGCAGCGTCTGAGTCTATCGAGAACTTCGAGGACATCTGGGGCGCTGCGAACATTGAAAACCGTGCGTATTTGCCTTGGAATGCGTACGACGAAGAAGGTCGCCAACTTCCGAAGCCGGAGCGTGAACAGCCTGCAATGATGGCGTCTGCTCAAGTGCAAATGCTTCAGTTGTCCACAGAGGAGATGCGCGCTGCGTCTGGTCAGCAGAATGCAAACTTCGGTATCAAGTCAGAGGCACAAAGCGGTGTTGGCATTCAGCGTCTGAAAGCACAGGGCGAGATTGCTACCTTCCACTTCCCCGATAACCTGGCGCGCGCTTTGACGTACGAAATGCGTGTTCTGGTTGACCTGATCCCCAAGATTTACGACAGCAAGCGCATTGTGCGAATCCTTGGCCTTGATGGGCAAGAGAAGAAAGCACACCTCGATCCTGACATGCAACAGGCATATGCAGAGACACCGAGCGATGAAGAGGGCGAAGTCAATCAGATATTCAACCCGCTGATGGGGCGTTATGACGTTGCCATTGATACAGGCCCGAGCTACCACACGCAACGTCAGGAAGCAGCCGACACGCTCACAGAGTTGACCAGCCGTAACCCGCAAATCATGCAGGTTGCAGGCGACATTGTTATGCGCTCGTATGACTTCCCAATGGCTGAGGAGATGGCGCAGCGTCTTGAGAAGGCTCTACCGCCTGGACTCAAAGAGAACAAGGGCGCGCCGCCTCAGTTGCCGCCTGAAGTTCAACAGCATTTGCAGCAGTCTGAGCAGACGATTCAGCAGCTAGACCACGTTATCCAGGGCATGCAGGCAGACATGCAGAAGAAGGAAGAGGAAGCAGGCGCAGCTAAGTTGATGGCTCAAAAGGCACAGTCAGAGGCGCTTTCACTCAAGCTTGAGATTCAGAAGCGCGACGCACTCGACCAGATCGAGGAAGCGCAAGAGGCCGGCGAAGAGCAGGGCGAAGCAGGCCAAGGGCTTGCAGTAGCCAAGGAAGCTGCAATTGATGACCGTGAGCGCATGAAGATTGCAATGCAGCAAGAGACAACGCTGAAGACTGAGGCTATGCGGATTGCCGGACAGATCGAGATTGCACGTATTAGCAAGTCTTTGACTGCCCCAGAAGCACCGCAGGCTGGTGATGATTCAAACATCATCATGGAACGCCTTATGCAGACGCATGAAGCCTTGTTGCAGCACATTGCCACGCCACGCCAAGCACAAATATCCATTGTGAAGAACCCGGATGGGTCTTTCAGTGGTCAAAGGATTGAGCAGTAATGGCTACGCTTACATACACAAAGTATCAAATCGGCACGGAAGTGCTGCAAGAGGCTGCAAACGCAGGCACAGACTCATGGCGTCTGATCCTGTCCAACACAGCGCCCAACGTATCGACTAACACTACAGCGGCAAGCGCAAGCGAACTGGCTACGAGTGGCGGCTATACGGCTGGTGGCGTTGCTTGCACAGTGACAAGCGCAGCACAGACAGCAGGCGTTTACAAACTGGTTCTGGCTGCTCCCGCATCTCCTACATGGACAGCATCAGGTGGTGGCTTCACGTTTCAATACATAATTTTGTATAACTTAACCAACACACAATGCATCGGCTATTGGGATCGCGGTGCGGCGACTGTGCTGGCTGCTGGTGATACGTACACGCCCACTTTGGATGCGACCAATGGAACCTACACGGTAACTTGAAATGGCAGCTAAAACAGATCAAGTAATCATTCTGCCCACTGACTCGGGCAACACCGGCAAGAAGATACGCACCAAAGAGAGCGTTGTTGGTGCGAACACGGTGGAGGAATACTTCTTTATTCCTAGCTCTGAGCGTTCGCTGACTGGCAATTACAAGTTCAGTTCGGGTGCAGTGGCTATCCCTGCTGCTGCTCACACTGGCTCGACAACAGGCTTTCTGTACCTGATCAACCCTGCCACATCGACAGTCAATGTGTCGCTGGACCGCACGACGCTTAAGCAAAATTTCAGCACTACGCTGGCCGTTGACTTGATCGCGCCGATCATCAACATTTCGAGAATCACATTCACCGGCACTTTGACTGCTGCAGCTATTACTCCAGCACGCCGCAAGACTGCTGACGCGGCCAATCAAGGCTTGATGTCGCTTGCAATGACTGGCCTAACTGTCACGCTTGGTGCTGTTGTCTATACCTTCATAGGTCAGACAATGGACTTGGTAACTGGTGGCGCTGGTCACTGGAGCGCACAGAACGACGAATGGAACCCACAGAGCGATGACGATGAGATTGTCCTTGTGCCTGGCGAGGGTCTGGTTTGGTGGTCTAGCTTGGCTGTGACTACGGGTAACCGCAAGTTGGCAATTAATGGCGCATGGAAAGAGTGGAACTGACGTAAATGGCCTTCACGCTCATTGATGGCGTTATTGCCAATGATGCGTTTGCCACGCCTGCAACAGCAGGAACATCGCAGCTAGTCGATGGCATAAACAACCAAGCATTTGCCGCTGGTGCATCTGCTACTGCGCAACCTGTTGATGCTGTTCTAGGTCTAACGACTTGGGCATCTGCTGGTGGCCCAACAGCCTACGCTGATTCGCTCAGTGTGGGGGCGTATGCAGTAGCCGGTAAGACGGTTGCAGACTCAGTAAGCCGTAGCGACTCTGCATCTGTTGGTGCGTATGTTCTGTCAGGCAAGAGCATTACGGACGCTGTAGGCCGTTCTGACGCGCTTGCAAAGGGGTCTTACTCAATAGCAGGCCAGCAAGTCACTGATGTAGTGACTACGGGCAGTGTTCCTATTGCATACGCTGACAGTCTGAGTGCTGGCGCTTACGCCGTTACCGGAAATCCGATAACGGATAGCAAGGTTGTAGCTGATTCCCTCTCTGTTGGTGCTTATGCGCTGGCAGGCAAGGCGATTGCTGATTCGGTTGCGCGCCTGGATGTACTGGCTAAAGGCTCATACGTCTACACAGGCATCGACCTGACAGACGCCAAGACTGGAGCAACTGCGTACCTTGATGACCTATCAGGTGGTGAATACCTGATTGCAGGCCAGAGCATTAGTGACTCGGTAACGAATAGCCGACCTATCAACGGTGGCGGGTTTGCCCGTTTTGACCGTGGTTACTACAAGTACAAATACAAGCTGCAAGAAGACGCTTTGCAGGCCATAGAACAGGCCGCAGAGACGCGAATCAAGAGCAAGCAGATAACTACCCTGCAAAGTGCTTTAGAGCGCATGGGGGTCGTTTATCACGACGCATACAAACAAGCCTTTCTTGAGATTCTGTCCCAGCTAAGGGCAGAGCAAGAAGCGGAAGACGAACAGATCGCACAGATCATCGCGCACTTCTTGTAAGTGAGCCGTCCACCTGAACGCATCAGGGTTCCACCAAGGAAATGCAACCAATGTCTGAAACAGAGACAGGGCAAGTCGCGCCCGAAACAATCGAAGCGGCACAACCTGAAGTTGAACAGGTAAAAACAACGCCAACCGAAGAGGGTACGGAGACCCCTACAGGTGAAGAAAAGCAAGCTCCGGTGGAGAAAACGTTTACTCAAGCAGAGTTGGACGAAATTCTTCAAAAGCGGTTAGCCAAGTCTGAAGCACGAGCAGAAAGACGCGCAAAAGAGGCTTATCGGGAAGCATTGGAAGCGGTAACACGCACACAGCCAGTACAGCGACAAACATCAAACGAGCCGACACGCGACCAGTTCGCAAGTGATGCGGATTGGATTGATGCAAAGGTCGAATACAAGCTGCAGCAGCGTGAAGTAGTATCCAAAGCAGAGGCACAAAGGGCTAGTCAGCAGAGTTTGAACAGCAAGACTGAGAACATCTATTCGCAAGCCGAAAAGGTGGCAGGTTTTGACCGTGAGAGCTTTGATGAACTTCCTCTGACTAAAACCATCGCCGCAGCACTGATCGAGAGTGATGTTGCACCGCAATTGATGGCTTATATGAGTGCCAATCCTGAAGAAGTCGAGCGCATTGCAAAGCTATCTGACACACGGCAGGCCGTAGAGATTGGAAAGCTGGAAACCAAACTTTCAGCGGCTCCCAAGACAACGAAAGCAGCAGCTCCGATTACGCCAGTAGGCGCAAAGGGCAGTCAATCACCCAACGTAAGCGAAATGAATATGGCTGAGTACAAGGCGTACCGAGCCAAGCAGGGCGCACGTTGGGCGCGTTAACCAACCACAGCAGATGCGGCACCGAGAGGTGCTTTTTTTTCGTCTGCAAATCCATGAAAGAGACTCAAAATGTCTAACGTACTTGTTACCTCCTCGCTGGTTGCCAAAGAAGCACTGGCAATCCTCCAAAACATGCTGGGCTTTGCCAAGAATGTGAACCGTGACTTCCAAGACGAATTCACCGGCAACCAAGGCCGTGGCTATTCTCCTGGTCAAACGATCAACATCAAGCGTCCCCCGCGTTACACCTATCGTGCTGGCTGCGTGT